ATTCCTTGCATTTGTTCTCTTTGTTGATTATTCAGCATACCTTGTTCCATATGTTATTTTAGCATCTTAGTTGTAATATTTCTCAATATCCTAGCCATCTCAAGATGAGCCTAAATTTATTGTTATATCCCCGTTGGTTTTTATAGAAACACTTCCAACCAACGCTTTCGCTTGGTATCCTTGAGGGTTAGCGGGTGCTCCTAAATCTAAGAACTCATACCCGTTATATACTTGCAACACTTCGGTTGTAGTATTAAAGATTAGCGTGCCAATATTAAAATTCAATTGATCACGTTGGGTAGTTGATAATTGTAAAGTATTATCAGGGTCTACTGATCCTAAGTTTATCTCTAAAATTCTGACAAGTCTATTAAAAACGTCAACAGAGGTTGTCTCTCCGTAAGCCAACGGGAGTTGGGATTGGAGGATTTTACTCATCTTCTACCGTCTGTTTTTACGTCTAGTCTTGTAGCTCCTAGTCTCCAACCAACGCTTGTATTGGCCGTTGCGTCATCGTCGTCTGACTCAAACCTTAAAACGGCTTGTCGGCCTCTTGCTCTAATATTACTTTGTTGCGTGGTAGAGCCAATAGAACTGGTTGAACTTGTTGTTAAAGAGTCACCTGGGAAGTTTCTTGTTTTAACAACAATATTAACTTTTCCAGCGTCTGAGTTAGATAGAAATTTAAAGTCTGGAATAATTCTTCTGATAAAGCTAAATTGTTCGCCATCCCCTATATCAAAGTCAGAACTTTCAATATAAACGTTGGTCATCGGCAAGCCATCGTCGTCAAAACCAGTCTCTTGTTGGTAAACGTAACCGTTGCTAACCCCACGTGGATAGTTTTCAATACCAGAATCTAGCCAAGCTGTTCGGCTTAAAGAGCCATATATCCAAGTTTGTTCTGCGTAATTATAAATAACGTAGCTGTCTATTTCATTTGAGGAAGATGAACAATAGAACCAACCAACTTCACTTTTCTCATTAATTGTAAAGGCGTTAATTTTAAAAGATTGAGTGAGGTTAATATCTGAAAAAATGTAGTTTTGAACGCTGCAAGGCAAAGATTGAACCGTACCAGTATAACTATAGAAATTTTTATCGTTCATCCAGAAAATTGCAGCGGGAGATGTAATAGCGGCTTTAGGCCCTATTAAACCTGTTCCTTCGTTAATTAAATTGATTGCAAAAGTAAAAGGCGGTCCAATAAACTGCATGCTGTACAAGGCAGTATCAGTCCAAACAAGAATTTCTTGTCTTGATTTGACTGCTCCAATAATAGAAGAGCCTGAAGACAATCGTAGAGATCCTGCTGTATTGGTAATTAAAGGTTCAAACTGCAAGTCGTTTTCTTGATCTGAGAAAGCAATAAGCATCGGATCAAGTGTTCCAGTCCTAGCACTTCCAACAATAGGATCTGTACCTAAAACAATTAAATGACGATCTTTTTCAGATGTAATTACTTGAATGCCCTTGGTAGGAACTAAGCTAGCGCCAGACATTCCAGATAATTCAACAGCTCTAGTTGTTACGCCATTATTTTCTACCCATTTATAGATGCCACCATTTCTAGGATTTATAATAAGGTTTTCGCCAAAGTGATCATGTGACCAAAGTCTCAACTGTCCTGTTTCATTTAACGCAGTAGAAGAGCCAAAAGTCCCTTCACCCCAATTATTTGCGCCCCAACCCGTAGATGGGACGTAAACATCCAAACCTACATTAATTTGATACACACCATCTACCCCTGCACCACCATTTCCTGTATCGCTAGAGTTAGCTGTTACCGTATCTCCTGCAGTATCTTTGGCTACAAAAGTATAGGTGTTGGCAGTTGGGACGCTTGCAATTTGATATTCTTGGTTTAATACTTCAGCGGTTATTAATCCGCCCAAGCTCACTGAGCCAGCAATGGTGACAAAATCGTCAAGGACTGCGCCATGAGAAGAATCTGTAGCAGTAATGGTAGAAGAGCCATCGGTGGCTGCAAATGTTATGCCGTTGGTTGTTGTAGCTCTAATGGGTGTAACATCATAAAAAACGCTACCTTCTTGAACGTAATATTTCCAAGTAGTGCCTAATCCTAATAATTTTGAGCCGCCCAAAGAAACCCAAGCATGTAAAGCCCTGCATGTTCCTAAAAAAACAGCAGTTGTTAACTTGGCCCATCCGCCAAATTTTTCTGGGAGTCCTTTTCTAAACCTAACAAGATTAACATCAAACCAACCGCCCTCATTGCTGTAGTCAGTTCCTTCTCTGTTGATACCTGGTTTAAATATTGTTTTTTGTAAAGCCATCTTATATGTGTTCCCATTCTTTTCCGTCAAACAACAAAGACTCTGCCAACCTTCGTCTTTCTAAACCTGGCAATACTTTTCCGCCTGCTTTGTTCCATCTTTTAATTTGCTCTGGAACATCTTCATATTCTCCAGCATTTAATTTTTTTAACATGGTAGAACTGTTTAAGTTTGTAGGGCCTAAGTTATAAGTCCAAGAAACTAAAGCATCAAATTGATTTTGGTTTAAAGGCAATTTGACAGCATCTTCTACATAGGTTTCGTATTCTTTAATTTCTTCTGTTAACCATTCTTCAGCTTGTTGTTTTGTACAGGTGTCGCCTAGTTTTACATTTTTTGTTCTGCCATAGGCAATGGTGGGAACATTGACTGCGTCTAAATAGGCTCGCATTTCGCACCCTTCAAACTTCTTAATAAGGCATAAGCCTTCTTCTGATATATTCATTAACCCCCTAACACCCCTGTTAAAATAGCCACTAAAAGCGTAGCCATAAAACCAAACCCACCAAACGCAGCCATTTTGATCGTTGCGTTTAAATCGTTCATTTCTTTTTTTATGTCCGCTGTTTCGGAAAATATTGTTTTCCATCTTTCTTCACATTTTGCCTCGTGAATTTTTAAAGATGAGTCTACATCGTGAGCTGTTTTTCTATTAGTCATCTTTTTTATCGGGAGTATTTGAAGCACCAAAATAAAAAGAGATAATAGCACTAGCTAAACCTCCTAAATATCCTAGCACTAGGTTAATAAGAGCTTCGCTGTTTTGTTCTGGTGGTTGTAGAGTGACTAAGAATATGTAACCCATAAATCCACCAACAACTACAATACCCATAATACGAGCGGTCCAGTCTTTACTGAACGCACCTCGTGCATCTTGTTTGTCTGCTACTTCTAGCTTAAATACATCTACTTCAAGTTCTTTCATTTGTAGCTCAAAGTTTTGCTCGGCTTTTTTAAGCTCAAGCATTTGTTCTGGGGTGGCTGCTTGGATAGCTTGATTAATAGATTTTGGATCAGACTTACAGCCAAGCACACCAGCAATAACGGAGGCTGCTTGACCGCCTAGTGGTCCACCTAATGCAGAACCAAGCGTTGGTGCTAAAGCTCCTACCATATTTTTTATTAAACTAAATTTCATATTAACCTGCTAGTGGATTTTTATTGTCCAACTTATTTATTTCTTTTTCTAAACTTTGTATGTCAGCCTTGATGGTTGCTATATCAGTTTTAATGTCAGTAACATCTGGAATATCTACGCTGTCTATTTCTTTTTCTAAAAACTTTACCGCTGTTTCAATAGAAGCGAATCGTTCTTCAATTATCTTTTGCGCTGATTCAGTATCACCTATCCCACCTATTTGAGCCTCTAAGTTATCAATTCTATTAACGTAGGTAGCGCCTGTATAACCAAACCCTGCAAGGGTTGTAATAATACCTGCAAGAGCTATCAGTTGAGTTGTTTTATTTTCAAACCAATTCATACTATTTTCCTATAAAGCTGGTTGCAATTCTTTTAACGCAGTTAAGGTTCTTATGCTTTGTCCTGCTAATCCATAAAAAGCAAGATTATTATCCGCTATTGTGTTATTAGTATAGATGCTTTTAGGCTCATACCAAAACTCTTTTTCAGGTATAGAGACCATTCGATAGTTATTAAAGCCTGGTAAAAACCCCATAACAGCAATAATTGCGTTCTCAGAGCCATACTTTCCAGTCTCCTCTTGTTGTTCTTGTACGTCATCCTGGGCTGTTTGTAAGTTATTTGCAATGATATTGGCTACAGTTGTATCTGTATCTGCGTCTGAACTAGCCGATGCAATAGATGTATCCATTTGATCCTGAGTTGTTTCTGATCCTATATCTGCAACAACCACTTCAACGCCAACAGATTCCGTTTCAACAGAGTCTGAACTAGCAGAGGTGTCTGAGACGGCCGTACTGCTCATATCTAAAACTTGGTTTGTTTGAGCAGTAGATGATGCAAACTGATCTGACATACTAGGCGAGCTGCTGGTACTAATACCAGCGTTAGATGAAGAACTCGCTGAGTTTCCAGAAGCGGCGCTGTTGCCAGTTGCGTGAATTGAGTTGCCAGAATCTACTCCCCCCACACTTTGAGTAGCAGTTACCAAGGCAGAAGAGATAACGCTAAGAGCCAATTCTCTGGTAATAGAACTTTTACCCGTAGCTTCTTCTCGTTCTACCATTTGAAATTCCTCTACAAAGTTTTCTTCAAACTCTTCAGGCGCTTCCTCTCTTTCTAATTGCTCTTCAAACTCGGCTTCAGCCATTCGCTCTTCAATTGCTTCAAAGATGTCTTCTACCACCTCTTCTTCAAAGATCTCTTCTATAAATTCCTCTTCAGGCTCATCCAAAGTAGCAAATTCTTCCTCATCTCCTTCTTCAAAATGTTCATTAGTCTCTTCATCAAACCATTCCTCTAGTTGTTCTATTGTTTCAAATTCTATAAATGTTTCAGGCTCACTATAATCTTCTACTAAAAAAGATTCTTGAAACAAAAACTCTTCTAGTAATTGTTCTTCTTGGCGGTACTGCTCTTGTTCAAGGTCCCAGACATCCATCATCACATCTACATCGTCATAAGATTCTACTTGGGTTGTTTCAAAGTTAACCATTCCATCATCATTAAACTGTATATCAGCACCAAACCATTCATCCACTTGCTCTTGCCCAAACTGCTCGGTATCTAACGCGTACCAATCAGCATCAGTAAAACCCTCACAGTTGTTTTGATAACAGGGATCATTGGGATCTAACCATTCATCAAATTCTTCGTCATACCACATGTCCTCTTCGTTAAAGCCATAGTCCACTTGCTCTTCATCGAAGTAAGCTACAGAGTCTTGTTGATTATACCCTGTACAAAAAGGGCCGTACTGAGGATCTAAATCACATTGTTGATCGTCATAGGCATCCCAATATCCAGCACAGCTAGTATTATTAAGTGGATCGCTACAATTAATGACCTCGCCAAAAAAAAGTGAACCGCCATTTTCTAAGTTAGTATTTTTATCAGAGTTATTCCAGTCGTAGTTGTAACAGCTAGAGCTATTAGTTGAGCCTGTATTACATTCATCATGGTAATAATATTGATAGATTTCCTTACTACCGCTACCTATCTCACCTATCAAAACATCGTGATTAATTATATCTAATGCACCATACCTAAATTCATAAGTATCATTGGTCCATAAGATAACCTCAAAACTGTTATCAGATTCTCGGTTATACTCTCTCATGTCATACCAACCAAAGACTGTTTTGTCACTAAAACTTTTAGCCAACATACTTGAATCGTTATCTCTTATGAGGTCAGTCCAAAAAGGCAATAGAGTATAAGTGTACTGAGAAGCTAACGGGTCAGGTGTAAAATCGTTACAGTAAGCACCTGAAATTTTAAAGTGCAGACAACCATTG